TGTACGAATGAGGTTCGCTAGTCTGGCGCCGGTGAGCGAGACGGTTCCTGAGATGGAGACGGTGTACGGCAAGTTCGATATTGGGCTTGACGGGCAACCGACGATGCTCTGGGAGGGGCGCAACCTCAAAAAGTGGCGCTCGCCGGAGATGTTTCAGCTCGCCTTTTTCCCGGATGTTTACGTGGCAAAGACGCTGGTCAACCGGCGGATCTTCGGTCCTTTGGCGCTTACGTACGAGGAGATCACGGCCCGCTGGACGACCGAAGCGCGCAAGGCTTACGGGCTAAACCAATTCGTTAAATGCTACGCGTTTGGGGACGGAGAGCGGCCGAGCCTATTTTGGTATGGGGCGGCCTGGCGGTTGAGCCAGCAAGTTGGTGGAGAGGTATTGGGCGAGGTGGTCAAAATCTTTACCCGCCACGGGTTCACTTATTGCGGAACAACTGACAAACGAAGGCTTCGTGACTTCGAGATGTGGTGAGTGAGTTAAGCGAGATTGATTCGGTTGGCGGGGTGACCATTTATTCGGTTACGGGTGAACCGAAATCCTTTGTCTACAAGGCCAGCATGGCAATTGACTGTGATGGAAGCGCCAGGGCCTACGGTCCGAATAATTCTGGAATCGACTACACGGCCAATGGTGGCACGCCAGGAAGTAACTGGTGGGGTGGACCAACGGATTCGAATAAGAACCCGATCATTCAGAAAATTTATGAACCGCAGCCGGGGATGTACGTCTCGGGTACCAGCCACATCAATCCGGCCTACGGCGAGAACAGCCAATATCGTTACATGGATTCGGAATCGATTCCCTTTATTGTTCTACCGGGGCAGCACTCTAACGGCGCCAAGCTGGGCGACGTGTGCTTGTGTCTTAACACCCAGACTGGCGACAACTGCTTCGGCATCTATGGCGATGTCGGGCCCAGTTCCAAGATCGGCGAAGCCTCGATGCGCATGGCTCATGCGCTCAAAATCAACAATGACCCTAAGAAGGGCGGCACTGAAAATAAGATCATCGCCTATTTGGTTTTTCCTGGTTCGGTCGCTTCCTGGAAACCGCCAGATGTTTGGTGGGACACAGCCAACACGCTCGTGACGGCTTGGGGCGGGCTGGATCGACTTAAAGAGATAGCCAAAAGCTTATGATGAAAATCATCTTTGCATTTCTGCTTTGGTCAATCGGTGGCGTGGGTGCGTTCGCATCGCCGTTTCTGGTCTGCGATCCGTACCCGGCCGGCCTGGATCAGAACACGATGCCGGTTTCGTTCATTCTGAAAGGGCTTTCAGCCAATCCAATTTCCGTTCCGGTTCAAACTAATCAGGGTGAACACTCCGTCAGATAAATCAGGCGGCTTCTTTGGGGAACCGGACCACTGTCCAGCTTGTACCCAACGAGCCCGTTCCAGGCTCGGCTTCTCCGTAGAGAAACGTTTTACAACTAAACTTTCTCAGAATCTTGAGCGATTCCGGACGTGTATTACCGACAACCGCATCGAGCAAACCAAGGCGACCAACGTAATTCCTCCGCTAGCTAAAGCAAGCGGTTCCCTTACTTGAGACTTTATGTCCGGCATCAAAGAAGAGCAAAGAATATGTCGGATAGCCGGATGCGGGCGGCCGCATGATGCCCGAGGTTTATGCAGCACGCATTACGCGCGACTGCGGAAGAAAGGGGGCACCCTGAAAAACAAGCTAATTAGAAGGTGGGGATGACCGGCTACCTCGATCTTCATCCGATTGGGTTTGGCTGTTTTTTGCTGGTGGCCGGCCTCAGCGCTCTGTTCCTATTGCTGTATTTAGCCGTCTATTTTGCCGGGTTCGAGCGTTGGCCTTGGTCAGGAGGATAGATCCATGCCAGCACCGTATACTGACATCACTTTTACGAATGCTCGGGAAGGCGGGATTACGGCGAAAAAGCTGAACAAGCTCCGGGATGATCTTTCGACTGCGATTTCGGGCGGCGGCACTGGGACCGGCGACATGCTTAAAAGTGTTTATGACACCAATGGCAATGGTGTGGTCGACACCTGCGATTCTCTGGCCTGGGCCAGGTTGACGGGAGTTCCTGCCACATTTCCACCGGACTCGACGGCGATGCTCAAGAGCGTCTACGACACGAACAACGACGGGATCAGCGATCACGCGGCGTTAGCTAATTCTGTGCCGTGGACCGGGGTGACCGGAGCGCCGGTTGTTCCGGCGCCTTCTTCGACTACGCCGGCGATGGACAGCACGGCTGCTATTGGTGTCGGCACGACGTACGCTCGAAATGATCATGTTCATCCGAGCGATACTTCACGGTTGCCGACAGCGGGTGGCACGGCTACAGGCCAGATTACGATTCAGCCGAGCTCGGGAGTGGTCTGCTTAACGCTGGCCGGCAACCCTACCGACGGGTGGGCGCAGCAGTACTTTAACAAAGCGAGCGGCACGACTGGGGTAGGTTGTGCCATCGTCACCACGGTGGGCGGGTCTCCTGGTTACCGTTGGGCGCTCTCGATTGGTGACAATACGGTAGAGAGCGGTGGCAATGCCGGCAGCGATTTTAAGCTGGAAGCCTACAGTGACGCGGGGGCCAGCCTTGGGGTAATGCTGAAAATCTTGCGAGCCAATGGCACCGCGACATTCGGCGGGCCGGTTATGCTTGCGGCTGATCCCTCCAGCGCTCTCGGAGCAGCGACTAAACAGTACGTTGACAGCAGGACTACCGGTACGGTGAATCCCGGCACTTGGACCAATCTTACGTATGGGACTGGTTGGACTCAGAACACCACGGCGCAGTACCGGGTTGAGACCAATGGCAGTTTCCAGAAAGTGATTGGCCAGGGAATCATCAATTACGCGAGCGGCGCGGCATCGCTGGCTTTTACGTTGCCAGCCGGTGCGCGACCGGGGGTAACGCGCGGGTGCGTGCTGGCGGGCTTTGACTCCAGTGGCGATGTGCTGCTCTTTAGCGCGAAGGTCTCTACTGCCGGGGCGGTGACAATTCTGCCGATGGTCCGGCAATCCTTTGCGTGGCCAAGTGCGACCAACGGCAGCGTGTATTTGGATAACCTAACCTTTGCTCTTTAGCTATGCCCGATATAACCACGACCCAAATTTTCTCGGACGGCGAGAAAGGGATCACCGCCACTAAGATGAATAACATCATCGCAAACTCGGTGATTCAGCCAGATTTTGTCACCACGAAGCCCTCCAGCTCGACGCTTGACCCGACCGACCAATTGCTTGAGGTCAAGGGAGCTGGCACATACGCGCGGATCACCGGGAGCCAATTGATTTCGAGCGTGAGCGCCCAGGTTGATGCGACCCCGCAAATTTATAGCGTGCGCCTGCGCAGCTTTAACGGGGTGGGCAACCCGACGTTTGAATGCACGCAACGCAATATTGGCAACCTCTTAACCAATCCCGCGCATACAAGTTTTATTGAAGATCGCTGGATCGCCTATAATGCAGGATCCCTTAATCCGATTTTTCAGGTAGCTAACTTGACCGCCGGCAAGAATGTACCTGGCACTTCATTTGCGATCACTCGCGCTTATATGCGGATGATTGTCGGTACCGTAAAATCAAGTTTGGCGGCCGGGGATGTCTTCGGGATTGGCACACAGATCGAAGGACCAATGTGGCGAGAATTACAGAATGACGTACACTCCCTCTCACTGCTGTTGCGATCAACTGTTAACTGTAAGCTGGGAGTCTCACTCCGAGATGCAGGAACCACGACAAACAGTTTAACTAAACTTGTCACTCTGGTAGCCAACACGGACACCTTGGTTCAATTGCCTAATCTTCCGGTATGGCCTGCCGGTAATTTCACGAACGCTCCCGGATCTGCTAGTTATCAGCTCGCAATCATGTTGGCCTGTGGATCAACCTACATGAGCCCGGCCAATGATACGTGGCAGAGTGGAGTTTTCCTGGGTGCCGTTGGTCAGGATAACTTTTTGGCGAACCCCGTAAATTCAGAAGTGGACGTTTTCTTCGTGCAGCACGAGCCCGGCGCGGTGTGCACGACGCCGATGGATTGCCCGTTCACGCAGAACTACGCCGATTGTTTGCGGTACTACGGTAAGAGTTATGATTACGGGGTAAAAGCCGGTACCAATGTAGGCGGTGCGGGCCCAGTTTTCACAGTCCCGACCGCCGTTACGTATGCTGTAGGTAACGCTCCGTTTCCGAAACATATGGCCAAAGCTCCGGCGGTTAGTGTTTATGCTAATGACGGCACCTTAAACGCGGCTTCAGTATTCGGTGGATCAACTGTAAGTGTTTCAACCGTGTATTCTGATAGCAGAAGAATTTTTCAATTACTTTTAGCTGCTGGACAAAGCCTAGGTGCTGGAATCGTTTTCAATTACACCGCCGACACCGGCTGGTAACTCATGACTCTCAACGACATAGCCGAGTTCGCTACTGAGACGACTGGCGATATCTCCAGTGATGCGCTGGACTACGCCAAGAAAGCGGTTCGGCTCAAGTACGCGACGCTCTATGACGCGCATAACTGGCGCGAGGCGATGCGGACCGTTGATGGGATAGTGCTTGATCCGACACTGGGCGGGATCATCTTTTTACCTTACGATGCCGAGGAGGTCATCTTTTGCAGTCTTTCTTATGACGGGCAAAACTATGTTCGGTTAGTTTACCGTGAGCGGGACTGGATCGAGCGGTTTTATTTTCCGACATTCACCTTGCCGGGAAACACGCCCTGGTTTTATCGGGCCGAAAATCTGGCCTGGCCGTATTTCAACCCCGGCATATTCACGTTTACCTCAATCGAGAAGAGCCCGTTTAAGGTCTATATCGCCGGCCGGGACGCCAACGATTTTCCGATCAGCGAATCCTTTATCCTGCAGGGAACAATTAATGCGGACGGGTCGGTCAGCCCGATGAGTATTTCCACGGTCAATTCCTACAAGCTTGTTACGGTGCTTTCGAAAGATGTCACCGAGACACCGTTATCAATTCGGGCAGCGGCCCCGACCTCGCAAACGCTCGTCATGCCGCAGGCGGTGACCGAGCTTGTGTTTACCCAGATTAAGCTTTATCCGCCGCCGAAATTTAGCGCGGCGGACGGCTCACCGCTTTCGATCTACGTACGGATCCAGGTCAAGCTCAAGCCCGATAGCCTCAACGATGAGATGAGCGTGCCGCGGATTAGCCACATCTGGGATGCGCTGATCAGTTTTACGACCTCCTCACTTTATCGGCGGCTGCAACAGGTCTCTAAGGCGCAGGCGGCCGAGCAGGAGGCAATGGCCCATATCCAGGCAGCCGTGAACATTGAGAAGAATCAGAGCGAGTTCCGGCAACAGGTTGTGCCGACGGTGTACGAGTTGCCTTATTACATCGACGGTGGGTACCACCGGGCAACCAGTTACAATCCTTTTGGAGGTCCGTGAGATTTATTTGGAAGCCATGTCATTAAATGTCGATTGTGATACATGCCTTTAGCAGCCATGCGAGCACCGAAGTTTTTGTTATACTCGGATGTTCTGGAACTGTTGTTTTGGGTCACTCTGTCCGCCCATTCGCAATTTTCCGGCGAATAAGGTCCGTCGTTATTGATGCGATTGATCGAATGGTTAGGAGATGGGCGCTCTCCCATATCAGCCAAGAAGTTTGCAAACGAATGTTTCCAGCGTTCGCATACTTTGATTCCGCGCCCACCGTAGTTTTTAAATCCAGGATCTTTGGGAACGTAACACCGTCGTTTCATCCCGCACCACACTCCGTATTCCTTGGTTTCGCATTTCCCGTGTTTAATCAAATGCTGATTAGTTCTAGGCATTCGTCATACAAAAAGGATTAAATGCCTTTATTCAATCCAAATTTAGACGACGAAATCCTTATCGATGCGAGTGTACCGATTCAGGGGGTTAACAACAGTCTGCCGCCCAGCGCGATTGATCGGACGGCAAGCGAGGATGCCGAGAACCGGTTAACGCAACGGGACGGCTTAAACCGGCCGCGGCCAGGCATTATCCGGCTCAAGCAAAGCAGCCCGACCGGGAGTCTCGATTCGATTAATCACCTTGGGACTGGTGTTTTTTTGGCTAATGACGCCTCGAACTGGTACAAGTACGATAACCGTTCGAACGTACTTTCGAGCGCTGCCGGCGGGCCAGCGTATGCGCCTGGTGCGCAGGTGTACTCGGCGCTGGCCAATGACGTTTTGTATTTCAGTTCTGGCACTACGTTAAACAAGTATTCGGTGGCTAGTGGTTTTGGCACCGTCGCCTTGCCGACCAATGGACCAACGGCTAAGTATCCGATCTGGGCGGTTGAACGGCTAATTTACGTTTACCAGAACACGCTCATTGTCAGTGATGCACTGAATCCGGAAGTTTTCGATATCGCGACGGGTTCAGTGACGATCGATCCGATAGCCAGCGATGCGATCACGGGGCAATGCCTATGGCAAACGCAGCGGATCGTGGTTTTCCGCAACGGGGCAACCTACGTGATCGAGACCGGGCCGGGCTTAAATGTGCCGGACTGGGAAATTAATCGGGTCAGCGGTACGATCGGTACGCGGTGTCACGGTACCATTGTGCAGACTGAGACCGATGTGCTCTTTCTCTCGGAGACCGGGCGCGGGGTTTATCGCTGCAGCCAGGCGCCGGCCAGCGATCAGCAGGGGATCTGGCGGCCAGCCAGCGCGGATGTCCAAGGGTACATTGACCGGATCAACTGGAGCGCCTGTGATAACGCGCGTGCGACATTCTGGAACGATCTCTACATCCTCTCAGTGCCGTTGGATAATTTCACGTTCAACAATTTCTGTCTGATTTACTCGGTTAGCTTGGACAAATGGCAGGGGCTCTGGTGTTTTGATATCGGCGGGGTCGACGTAGCGGTACGCGATTTTGCGCGTGACCGGACTGATCCTAATCACACGGTGCTTCTGGTGGCGACCCGGGACGGGATTATCTCGCGGTTTACGTATCCGGTTGAACGCCAGTATTTCGATCAGAATATTGACAACTCAAAACAGTATTACCTGAGCCAGCTCAGGAGCCGTTCGTTCACGTTTGGTGAGAACATTAACCAGATCCGGCCGCACTCGGTTCGGTTCCAGTTTTTGGAGAGTAATGATCCGGTTGATATCACCACCATCGCCGATCGGACGATTGAATTAACTAAGCGCAATACGCTAACCAACAATTACCTACTTAGCCTGACGATCCCAGGGTTTCCGTTCGACCTTGATCGGGAAGGCTATAAGAATGTGCCGATTGGGCTCTTGAGTGTCGGGATCTGCACCGAGTTGCAATTTCTGTTGGAGGGCACGGGCAACTGGACCCTATTTCAGATCAAGGTGGCGGCCTTCGAATCAATGCCGCTGGCAGCGACATGAAACACGCAAAAGAATATCTCGAGACGATGGAGAGCCTGGTCCCGTTAATTCGGGAAGCTCGGCGCTACCGGCTTTGGCAATTCGATATACTCTGCGACTGGTGGGCCTATTTCTGGAATCGCGGCACGATCGCTTTTGTGATCGACGCGCGTGGCAACGCGCAGGGTGTTTGTGCCATAAAGCTCTTTAGCCGGCTGGAGCAGTTTCTGGAGCCTTTCGTCCATGAGCCGACCGGCAAGTTTTGCATGGTTGATTTGTTGGTTGCCGTCAGTCCGCCCGCGATTGCCGACTGTTTTGAGATTCTTTTTGGGCGCTGGGGGCCGCAGGCGATCATGATCTGGGACCGGGGCGATCGGACCGACCAACCTAATCGTGCGCCGCGGATGTACACGTGGGCGCAATATTTAAAATTAACCAACAGACTCACGTACGGACTAGTGAAGGAGGAACCGATGTATGGGCGGCGGTGGTAGCAGTCAACAACCAGAAGTAATCCATCCAGGGGAGGCGGCGCAAGCCGCGGTCGGCACGGCGGCAGCCGGCGAGATGATGAGTGTTGCTAATCAGCCGGTCGAGCAATACGCCAACCTGGCAACTACTCGGGCGCTTGGGCCGGCGGAGATGCAGACGCAGCAAGCGCTGGCCGGCCAGTCGGCATTGCAGGGAGCGCAGCAACAACAGGCTATTCAGAGCCAGGTTGATCCGATGGCATATGCCCAGCGCCAGATGCGGATGGCTGCGGCTAACCAACGATTGGGGCAGCTCACCGGCCAGAACCCGAGTGCTATTACCTATCGGGCACCGGATGCTTTCGCGATGCCACAGATGAGTAACTTGGCCGCTTTGGCCGCTCTGCGGGCTCAAGGGGCCGGGGTGGCGAGTCAGCTTTCGACCGGAGCGGTGGACCGGAGCGGAGCCAACCCGAGTTTGATTGCCCCGAGTAACCCTGTTGGCACTAGTTATCTTGTCTGAAAGTTGAATTATGGCAAACGATTGGACGGAGGTTGTCAAAGCCCCTTGGGCTTATACGCAAGATCAAATCTTGCAGATCGGCCAATCTTTAGGTGTTTCAATCCCGGAAATACAGGGAGTAATCCAAGCCGGCTACAAAGCAAATTACGCTAAACAACAAGCCGATGCCGCCGCCTCGGCCGCGGCACAGAAACCTAGTGCTACGCCACCGGAGAGCGCTGCGTTGCAGCAGATGGCGCAGATTGATCCGGCCAGCGAGGCGTTGCGCCAGGGGTTAGGGCAAAGTTATCTCTCCAATCTTGGGGGTGGCCCGCCGCCACCGCAATTTGGCGGGATGCCGCAATTTGGGCTCGATTTATCCAGAGGCGCGGGAGCGCCGGCAGCCGGTGACATTCAAAGTTATCTGGATCTCTATAAACAGATCGATCCGCAAGGCTTCGCTCAACGGGTGGCATTGGGGAACCAGGTTTCTGATTACGTGACCAAGGTCACCGGGCAAACCCCAACATCGCCACAGGACGCCTTAGCGAAATATCAACAGCTCGATCCGCAAGGGTTTGGGCGGCTGCAAGATTTAGGGACCGGCATGAGTTCCTACCTGTCGACGGCGCAGCAAAACGCGGCTTTGGGCAGTCAGCTTGATCCCGGTACGATTCGCGAGGTTGAACAGGGCACCCGGGCGGCTCAGATCGCTCGCGGCAATGTGTACGGCACGCCGCAACTGGTGGCCGAAACGATGGCCCGGGGGAGTGCCGGCGAAGCTAGGAATATACAACGGCAACAGGCTTTGAGTCAGGCGCTTGGGCAACAGCAAAGCTATTTGGGTAGCGGGTTAACACTGGGAGCGCTTGGCAATCAACTTTATGGGCAAGGCTTGAGCCAGCAACAGGGGGCACTTGGGACGCAGCAATCTTACCTAAGTAGCGGGCTCGGATTAGGCGATGTTGCCAATGCGCTCTATAACCAGGGTTATAATCGCTATTTGCAAGGGTATCAAACCCAGGCTAATGCCGCCTTAGGGGGGTACGGTGCGCAACTGCAAAACTGGCAAGCGCAACAGAATGCGCGGCTTCAATCGCAAGGAGCCGCTTTGGGTTACCTCGGGAGCGGCCAGACGCCGCTTCAGGCGGGAAGCAGTTATTATCAGCAGGCGCTATCAAACGCTGCAAATGCGGCTCAAGGCGGTCCGCAGTATAATCCGGTTAGTCTCGGCCAACAGTATACCGGGGCCGGTGCGCCAAGCTTTCCGCAATACGGCCTGGATATGAGCCAACTCGCTGGGAACTGGTACAATAACATCAACCAAGCCAACCTGCAGGCGTACGGGCTACAGCAAGCCTACGGGCAGAAAAGTGGTGGTGGCAATGCGATGGGCGCCGGGATAGGCGCTTTAGGAGGCGCGGCCTCAGGGGCGCTTGCGGGCTCGGCGATTCCCGGAATTGGCACGTTGGTCGGCGCCGGGATAGGAGCGATCGGAGGAGCCGCCAGTGGCTACTTCAAATGAGCAATGAGTGTTAGCGGAGCATTAACTGGAGCAATGAGAATGGCAAAGAATTGGATTCAAAAGGCGGTGTCAAAACCGGGGGCCTTGCATAAGCAATTGGGTGTACCGCAGGGTCAGAAAATTCCGGCGAAGAAGTTGGCGGCCGCTGCGAGCAAGGGCGGCAAGCTTGGTAAACGTGCGCGGCTGGCCCAAACACTTAAGAAACTTCATCCCTAGCTATGCCAGCCAAATCACAAGCGCAACGTAATCTAATGGGCGCTGCTCTGGCCGCTAAGCGTGGCGCGAAATCGTTTCCGCTCGCGCAGAAGATTGCAGGGCAAATGAGCGAGAAGCAACTCAGTGATTTTGCCAAGAAGCTGGCCAAGAAAAAAGGAGGTTCCTACTACTGATGGAATGAATCAACA